ATGTCCACTCCCGCTCTCAACCCAACCGTCCCCCAGTCTGATCCGCAGGGCAATCGCCCAGTGAATCCGCCGCACGGCGCGGTTGACCCGGCACGCCCGCACCCGTTCCGCGATGGGCTCCCCGGGCTCACGCAGCGGCAGATCGCGTACCGCATTGATCGCCTGGCCCGCCTCTTTTACCTCAATGGCGTGGATGCCGAGGACCTCCGGGAATCGCTCGTGCTCGAGGTGTACCGCGCGATGCTGCGCCACGACCCCTCGATATCGAAGGCCACGACGTTCGCCAAGGGTGTGATGGACATCTGGTACCTGCGGACCTGCAAGGAGCTGCGCAGGGGGTTTGAGCACCAGCGTCGCCACCAGAGCCTGCCCGAGCCCGGCAGCGAATGCCGCGCGTTCGCGGCCCCGGGCTGCAAGCTCGCCACGGAAGTGGGCCTGCGGCTGGACTTGGACGAGGCGCTCGGCCGACTGCCCCGTGATCTAAGGGAGCTGGCAGAGGATCTGCAGTCCAAAAGCATCCCTGCGATCGCAACCGAGCGGCAAGTGCATCGCGGCACCATCAACCGGATGGTGCTCCGCCTGCGTGAGGTCCTCGCCAGTTTCGACCCAGCGGTCAACTGAGCGCGCGACACAAGCGCCTGATTCGTAGATGGGTACTGGCGTGCCCGCCCAACCGTTCTCGCCAACCCCCGCCGACGCTCGCGTCCAAAACGCCCAGCCGCTCGTGCGGCTTGGCCAGGGCGAGTTCGCACGGGATATCTGGCCCGAAAACCTCGATCACTCACCCCATCACCACGGAGAACACATGACCCCAGCCACCCTCATGAACCAGATCAGCAAGGGCCGCAAGGCCCGCCCCCGCCGCGTGATGCTGTACGGCACGCACGGCATCGGCAAGAGCACCTTCGGCGCGATGGCCGAGAAGCCGATCTTCGTCCCGACCGAAGACGGACTGGCCGACATCGACTGCGAGTCGTTCCCGCTGGCCAAGAGCCTCGGCGAGGTGATGGCGGCGCTCGAATCCCTGTACTCGGGCGAGCATGACTACCGCACGGTCGTCATCGACAGCCTGGACTGGCTCGAGCGCCTGATCTGGGGCGAGGTCTGCGCCGACGAGAGCGTCGAGAACATCGAGAAGATCGGCTATGCGAAGGGATTTGCCTTCGCCGTCGACAAGTGGCGGATGGTACTCGGCGCGCTCGATGCGCTCCGCAGCGATCGCGGCATGACGGTCGTGCTCATCGCTCACGCCAAGATCGAGAAGTTCGAGAACCCTGAGACCGTGCCGTACGACCGCTACTCGCCGCGTCTGCACAAGCTCGCGTCGGCGCTGGTGCAGGAATGGGCTGACGAGGTGCTCTTCGCCACGTACAAGGTCCACACCATCAAGGTCGACGAGGGCTTCAACAAGGCCAAGCACAACGGCGTCTCCACCGGCGAGCGGATCATCCGCACCGTCGAGCGTCCGGCGCACGTCGCCAAGAACCGCTTGGGCCTGCCCGAAGAGATCCCGCTGGACTACCGCGTCTTCGCGGCGCTCGTTCGCGGCGAGGACCCGAACGCCGCCGTTGCTACCCCTGCCCCCACCACCGACAACACCGGCAGCAACTGATTTATGGCGCGGCACCGCCTGCCAAGTCAAGCCTTGGCGAGCCGCGGCAAGGCATGGCATTTCTTTCATCGATCAAGGAGCTCTGCACCAATGGCAAATCTGAACTTTGACGCGAACCAAGTCGATCCTTCCGTTGCCCTCGACCCGCTTCCAGCGGGCAAGTACCTCGCCGTCATCTCCGAGTCGGAGCTCAAGCCGACCAAGACCGGCGTTGGCAAGTACCTGCAGTTGACCTTCCAGGTCATCGACGGCGAGTTCAAGGGCCGGCTCGTCTGGGCCCGGCTCAACCTCGAGAACAAGTCCGAGATGACGGTCAAGATCGCTCGGGGCGAGCTCTCGGCCATCTGCCGCGCTATCGGCGTGATGCAGCCGAAGGACTCGGTCGAGCTCCACAACGTGCCGCTGGAGATCAACGTCGGGCTGAAGAAGCGCGACGACAACGGCGAGTTCACCAACGTCATCAAGGGCTACGTCAAGAAGGGCGGCGGCGGCTCGCCGGTGAGCGCCCGCGCTCCCGTCGGCGTCGGCCCGGGGAGCACGCCGCCCTGGAAGCGGTGATCTGAACAAGTCTTTGGTGGGGTGCGTTCGGGCGTGGAGTGGTCGGGATGGGCCGGGTCTGGATCGGCGAGCACTGGTCTGGTAAGGGTCGCCTAACGCGGAGACGTGTGCGGCGGCGTTCAACCAAGGAGCACACGAATGAGCACGGCAACAGCAATCGGACCGAACATCAGCAACGGCGGCAAGCGGATCATCGACATGACCATCCCGTACTGCGTGGAGGTCGAGATCCAGGGCGATGCGGACCTCTTGTTCCACCGCTGGAACTGCGAGGCCGTCGAGGCGAAGGCACGCTCGGCCAAGGGATCGGCGGCGAAGAAGACCGACGACATCGAGTCGTACGTCTACCGAAACGATGACGGCGAGCTCTGCCTGCCGGGCGAGTACCTCCGTCAGGCGGTGATCGCGGCGGCCAAGTTCCGGCAGGATCCGCGTTCGCCGCGCAAGAGCGCTCAGGATCTCGTGAAAGCGGCGGTCGTGAGCCTGACACCGCTCGCGGGCCTCGGCACCACGCGCTGGGACTACGAGCACAAGTGCCGCGTGCAGGTGCAGCGCAACGGCATTACGCGCGTGCGCCCGGCGCTCAAGACCGGCTGGTCTGCCGCGTTTGTGTTCATGGTCAACCTGCCGGAGTACGTGTCGCCCGAGATGTTGCACGGGCTGCTCACCGACGCGGGCCGTCTGGTGGGCCTGGCGGACTTCCGCCCGACGTACGGGCGCTTCCGTGTGACGCAGTTCAACCTGCTCGATGACTGAGGCACTTTGGAGTGGTATGCGAGGGTGTGAATCGGTTAGGCACGGCAGGCTTCGGCGAGGCACGGCACTCCTTATGGAACTCTCTCTCCCACTCCCACCCTCGGCCAACCACTACTACCGGCGCGTCGGTCGCGCGACGTTGATCAGCCGAGCCGGTCGGGAGTACCGCGCAGCGGTGAAGACGGCATTGCTCGCCATGGGTTGCCCATCGGTGACGGGGCCGCTCACGGTGCTGGTCACGGTGTATCCGCCGGATCGAAGGCGTCGCGACCTCGACAACCTTCTCAAATGCCTGCTCGACTCGCTCCAGCACGGGGGGCTCTACCGAGATGACAGCATGATCGACCGGATCGACATCCGCCGCGGCCAGTGCACGCGGGGCGGCGGAGTGCATGTGGCAGTTCATGGGCACGACAGCACGAATGACCACGGCTTAGTGAGGTTGCGCGAGGCGAGCCGAGGTCAGGCGGGGCACGGACCGGTGTGGCCCGGCTAGGCGCGGCGTGGCATTGCTGGATCTGGCGCGGCCTGGAGTGGCACGGTGCGGTTAGGCCCGGCAGGGCTCGGATTGGCGTGAGCGCTGGCGCGGCGAGAGCCGCGTCGGCGGATTGAAATGCAACTGCGACCCTATCAAGCCGAAGCGGTGGAGGCGATCTACCAGCACCTGCGTACGCGGGACGACAACCCCTGCCTGGTGTTACCGACCGGTTCGGGAAAGACGCCGGTCATCGCGACGATCTGCCGCGACGCGGTCGCGCACTGGAACGGCCGCGTCGTGATCCTTGCCCACGTCAAGGAGTTGCTCGAGCAGGCCGCCGACAAGCTCCCGCACATCGCGCCCGACCTGCCCGTGGGCATCTACTCAGCGGGCCTCAAGCGCAAGGACCTCGGCTACAGCGCCACCGTCGCGGGCATCCAGTCGATCTGGAAGAAAGCGTGCGACCTCGGCCCCGTCGATCTGATCATCGTCGACGAGGCGCACATGGTCCCCGCCGAGGACGACGGGATGTACCGCCAGTTTATCGCCGACGCGAAGGTGGTGAACCCCAACGTCCGGGTCATCGGGCTGACCGCCACGCCGTACCGACTGAAGTCCGGCGCGATCTGCGGCCCCGCTCCCCACAACATCCTCAACCACGTCTGCTACGAGGTCGGCGTCCGCGAGCTGATCGTGCAGGGATTCCTGTCGCCGCTCAAAACCAAGGCGGGCCTGCAGAAGATCAGCACCGACGACCTGCACGTCCGCGCCGGCGAGTTCGTCGCCAGCGAGGTCGAGGACCTCATGGACAAGGAGGGGCTGGTCGAAGGGGCGTGCGCCGAGATCGCCGAGCACACCAAGGACCGCAGCGCCACGCTGATCTTTTCGTCGGGCATCCGCCACGGCCAGCACATCGTCGATGTGCTCAAGACCAAGCACGGCATCGAGTGCGGCTTCGTCACCGGCGACACGCCCGACGGCGTGCGTGCGGCGATCCTCGGCCGCTTCCGTTCGGGCGAGCTCAAGTACCTGTGCAACGTGAACGTGCTGACGACCGGCTTCGATGCACCGCACATCGACTGCGTGGCGCTCGTGCGCCCGACCATGTCGCCGGGCCTTTACTACCAGATGGTGGGCCGAGGCTTCCGGCTGCACCCCGGCAAGAACGACTGCCTCGTGCTCGATTTCGGCGGCAACGTGCTTCGGCATGGCCCGGTCGACGCCATCCGCCTTGCTGCCGAGGACCGAGGCGAAGGCGAAGCGCCCGCGAAGGAGTGCCCCAACTGCCAGGCCCTCATCGCAGCGGGATACCAGACGTGCCCGCAGTGCGGTCATGTCTTCCCTGAGCCCAACAAGCAGCAACACGAGGCTAAGGCCAGCACCGAGGGCATCCTCAGCGGCCAGACCACGCGCGAGGAGCACCGCGTCAGTGAGACGACGTACCACGTGCACTCCAAGCGCGGCGACCCTTCCGCGCCGCTGACCATGCGCGTCGAGTACCGCGTCGGCTTCAACCGCTTCTTCCGCGAGTGGGTCTGCTTCGACCACACCGGCTACGCCCGCACGAAGGCCGAGGCGTGGTGGCGGGCGCGCTCGGCCGAGCCGGTACCAGAAGGCACGGAGCACGCGGTGGAGTTGGCCGAGGCGGGGGCGCTTGCGCCAACGCTGGCGATCACGGTTGAGAAGAAGGCGGGCGACCAGTTCGAGCGTGTCTCAGCACACCTCCTTGGCGAGCGCCCCGCCCGTCTGGATGATCCCGGTGCTGTACCTGACGCTGTTGCCGAGCCCGCGGGCACAACGGTCGGCATCCCTGATGACGAGATCCCGTTCTGATGCAGACCCCCGAGCACACGCACAACCTGCTCGACGCGGCCCGGTGGTACCGGTCGCGCGGCTACGCGCTGATTCCGTTGCCGGCGTTCACCAAGGTCCCTGTGCTGGCGGGCTGGCAGGACCTGCGTCTGACCCACGAGGACCTGCCCCGCCACTTTAACGGCACCGGCAACCTCGGCCTGCTCCTCGGCGAGCCGAGCGGTTGGCTGGTCGATGTTGATCTCGATTGCGACGAGGCGGTGGCGCTCGCGCCGGAGTTCCTGCCGCCCACGGGCGCGAAGTCGGGCCGCCCCGGCAAGCCCGCCTCGCACTGGTGGTACGTCTGCGAGGGGGCCAAGACGCGCAAGCACCAAGACCCGGTCTCCAAGAAGATGATCGTTGAGCTGCGGAGCACCGGCACGCAAACGGTCGTCGGCCCGAGCATCCACCCCAGCGGCGAGCCGTACGACCCGGTTGAAGGGGATCCTGCCCGCATCGACCACGCGGAGCTGGCAGCGGCGGTTGCGGCGCTTGCGGAGGCTGTCCTGGAGCGTCGAGGGCGCAAGGAACGTCAGCGTTCCCAGGCCGCGACGCTAGGAACGCGGACGTTCCTAGCGGACGAGGGCGTTCTCCGCCGCGCCGCGGCGTACCTCGACCGCATCCCGCCGGCGATCTCGGGCTCGGGCGGCCACAGCCAGACGTACGCGGCCGCGACGGCGGTGGTGCACGGGTTCGGGCTTGATCCCCAAGCGGCGTTTAGCCTGCTGTGGGACCGGTACAACCCACGGTGCGAGCCGCCGTGGTCGGAGAAGGAACTGCGCCACAAGGTGACCGACGCCGCCAGCAAGCCGCACGACCGCCCCTTCGGCTGGCTCAGAGACTCCGGCCCGGTCGAGGCGAGCGACGTCGATCTCTCGGCGTTCAACCCCGAGCACCGGCGGGATGCTGATCATCCTCGTTCCGAGCGTGTGCCCGATCCGGGGCCGTTCCCCGAGCACCTGCTCCGCGTGCCCGGTCTCATCCAGCAGGTGGTCGAGTACAACCTCGCGACGGCCACGCGGCCGCAGCCGGTGCTGGCGCTCGGGGCCGCGATCTGCCTCCAGGCTGTGCTCGCCGGGCGGAAGGTCCGCGACGAGAGGGGCAACCGCACCAACCTCTACTGCGTGGGCGTCGCCCCCTCGGGCGCAGGCAAGGACAACGCCCGCAAGGTGAACAAGAACGTCCTCTTCGCCGCCGACATGGTCGAGCACGAGGGGAACGAGGACCTGGCGTCCGACGCAGGGCTGGTCACCGCCGTCGAGACGGAACCGGCGATCCTCTTCCAGATCGACGAGTTCGGGCGCTTCCTGCGCACCATCGGCGACCCCAAGAAAGCCCCGCACCTGTTCAACGTGCTCACGGCGCTCATGAAGCTCTACTCGAGCGCCGACACGATCTTCCGGGGCAAGGCGTACGCCGACGCCAAGCGCAACAAGGTCGTGGACCAGCCGTGCGTGAGCGTCTACGGCACAACCGTGCCCGAGCACTTCTACGAGTCGCTCACCGCCGACAGCCTGAGCGACGGATTCATCGCCCGCCTGCTGGTGTTCGAGACCACAGCGACGCCGGCGCGGCAGCGGGCCAAGGCGAGGACGGTGCCAGAGACGATCAGGCAGGCGGCCGCCTGGTGGGGATCGTTCAAGCCCGGTGGCAACCTCGCGCCCGAGCACCCCGATCCTTTGGTGGTTGAGGCGACGCCCGAGGCCGGCGAGGTGTTCGATGGCCTCGCGGCTACGGTCGACGCTGAACTGGAGCTGTCGGACCAGGCTTCCGCCGCCGGCCGCTCCCTCTGGGCCAGAGCCGAGGAGAAGGCGTGCCGCCTGGCGCTGGTCTATGCGTGCTCGGCGAACGCACAGACGCCTCTGATCGACGTGCCAGCCGCCCGCTGGGCCTGCGAACTGTCCGCCTACCTGACGCGCCGCATGCTCTACGTCGCCCACGAGTGGGTGTCGGACGGGGTGTTCGACGCCCGGCAGAAGCGGGTGCTCCGCATCGTGCGCAAGGCGGCTGGAAAGATCTCCCGCACTGAACTTTGCCGCAAGACGCAGTGGCTCACCCAGCGGGAACGGCAGGAGGTCATCGACAACCTCCTGGAAACAGGGCAAATCGAGCAGGTCTTCGAGGAGACGGCGACCAAGCCGAAGGTGGTCTATGCGCTGGCCTAAACCAGAAAGTTCAATCATTCAAGTAACTCTCTCGCGCGTACGCGGGGGATGCGCGTGCGGGCGGAAGGACGGTATTGAAAGATTGAATAATCTCTCTTTTTCTACATCTTCTTCCGACACTGCTCACGCCGTTCCCACGGACGCGTTGCTCGTTGCGGCGTTCGCCCGCGGGAACACGATCATCCTGCTCGACCGCACGGGCAGGCGCCTCGCGACGGTGGCAGCCGACCGGCTGGGCCCGCTCGATGCATCTGCCGAGGTGCGTCTGCGTTGGCGAGACGCCGCAACGAGACTAACGGCGAGAGCCGCCGCGTACGCGACGCAGAAACGGGACCCGTGGTCGAGGCGGGCCGACTCGCTCGCGGCCTCGTTCAACAAGCGGCACCTCAACCTTGCGCCGCTTGGCGGACGCACCCGCTTCGAGAGGTACAAGACGCGTGACTGGCATTCAGCCACCCATCGACTGATGGAGCAGATCACGAACAGGTATCGGGTCCGGGCGAGGTCGGGGTGGAAACGGTGGTCGTACACGGTGAGCAACAACCAAACCAAGCGAGCGGTGGCCTATGAGCGTCGTCGGGAAGATCTCCGCAAAGCAGGTAATGGCGATGGTGGAACGCCAGCAGTTCCGCTGTGCGATCAGCGGTCGGGAGTTGACGCCCGAGACGGCGTCGCTGGATCACATCACGCCGCTGGCGCGGGGAGGCAAGCATGAACTCGGCAACGTCTGGGCGGTCGATCACCAGGTCAACACAGCCAAGGGAACGCTCTCGGTCCAGGAGTTCATCGCGATGTGCTACGACGTCGTTCGACACCAGGAGGCCGTACGGGGGAGCCTTACACCCTCCGAGTCCGGAGAGCGGGAGGGGAGGGGGCCATAGGTACTCCGCCGTGGGGGGACCGGTCTCGAAACGCCCGCGGGAACAGCCGCGCTTGGCGACAGAGTTTGTTTCAACTGTCCGGGGGCGGGGGGGGCGGCAGGCGGGGTTGGTACGCCCGGCCGCCAGGAACGCGACGTGGGCCAACGTGGGCGGACCCGTGGCCAACGGGATCGCCTCGTAGCGGGCGGGATTCGGGGCGCTCAACGCCCCAACGGACGGGCCCGACTGCCCGAGCGATCTAGCGAACCAGCGATCCACCAATCCCCGGACCCGCCGCATGTGCGGCGGGCCACCACAACGCCTCGGGCGGGCGCTCACCGCCACGCCCCCAACCACGACGGAGATTGCTATGAACATCGAGACGCTGCCCATCGACGCGGTCAAGGAATACGACCGCAACCCCCGCACCATCAACGACGCCGCCATCGACGCGGTGGCCAAGAGCATCGAGGCGTTCGGCTTCAAGGTGCCGATCCTGATCGACGCCGACGGCGTGATCATCGCCGGTCACACGCGGCTCCGCGCGGCGCGGAAGCTCGGGCTCAAGGAGGTGCCGACCATCCGCGCCGATGATCTGACCCCGGAACAGGTCAAGGCGCTGCGCATCGCCGACAACAAGGTCGCCACGCTGACGTCGTGGGATATGGAACTTCTGCCGCTGGAGCTAGCCGACCTCAAGGGCGTGGACTTTGACCTCGCGCTGCTCGGTTTCAGCGCCGAGGACCTCAGCGCCATCATGGCCCCCGCCGGCAATGAGGGTCTGACCGATCCCGACGATGTGCCTGGCGCACCGGACGCCGCGACGACGGTGCCCGGCGACATCTGGGTGCTCGGTAACCACCGGCTTATGTGCGGCGACTCGTCCAAGCCCGAAGACCTGGACCGTCTGCTCGATGGCCAGCCGATCCATCTTGTGAACACGGACCCGCCGTACAACGTGAAGGTCGAGCCCCGCTCAAACAACGCCATCGTCGCGGGCCTGAGTTCGTTCGCGCTGCCCGGCAAAGCAGACCAGCACGATCAGCAGAGCGCCGACCTCAACCGCTACCCGGAGAAGAGCCGAGCGACGCACAAGAAGCTCCGTGCCAAAGACCGGCCTCTGGCCAACGACTTCGTCTCCGACGACGAGTTCGACCGTCTGCTCGCGGCATGGTTCGGGAACATCACCCGCGTGCTGATCCCCGGCGGCACCTTCTACATCTGGGGCGGCTACGCCAACTGCGGCAACTACCCGCCCGTGCTGAAGCGCTGCGAGCTCTACTTCGCCCAGGCGATCATCTGGATCAAGGAGCACCCCGTCCTGACCCGCAAGGACTTCATGGGCAACCACGAGTGGTGCTTCTACGGCTGGAAGGAAGGCGCTGGGCATCGCTTCTTTGGGCCTGCGAATGTACCGGACACGTGGTCGATCAAGAAGGTCAATCCTCAGAGCATGGTCCACCTGACCGAGAAGCCCGTCGAGCTCGCGCGGCGGGCCATCGAGTTCTCGTCTCGTCCCGGCGAAAACGTGCTCGACCTCTTCGGCGGCAGCGGCTCCACGCTCATCGGCGCGGAGATGACCGGGAGGCACGCGTTCCTCATGGAGCTCGACGCGCTCTACTGCGACGTGATCGTGCAGCGCTGGGAGAAGTTCACCGGCCGCAAGGCGGAGCGGCTCAGCACGGCGGAGGTGCCATCTTGACCGATCGCCCCTTACTCGGAGAGCCGCTTGAGCGCCTGGCTGTACCGATCGTTCACTCGCTTGAGCGACGAGGCGACGCGGTCGGCACGGTCATCGCCGGTGAGCGTCCTGACGTACCGCCGGTACACAAACGCGCGGTCACGGAGCTTGCCGGTGGTTTCGCTGAGAATGCCCGCCTTCTGGAGAACGGCGATCGAGCGCCGTGCAGTGGGCGAGCTGGTCTTCAGGAGCTCACGAACCAGCTGGGCCGTGACAACGGGGTGCTCGGGGAGGATTTCGAAGAGTTGCACGGCACCGAGTGTGGCCTCGGGGAGCTTGGCCAGGCGCTTGCGATCCTCACTGACAAGGGCGTACATGTTTGCGGCCACATCAACGCCGTCATCAGCGGCGGTCCGAACGCACCTGAGAAAGAACGCGATCCAGCCCTCCCAGTCGCCGTCGGTGCGCACCGCACTGAGGCGCTCGTAGTACTCGGCCTGCTCGCGCCGGATCGCGGCGCTGATGTAGAGCAGCGGCTCATCGAGCACGCGCCAGTGCTCGAGCAGGAGCGCGATGAGCAGGCGTCCGATACGGCCGTTGCCGTCGAGGAACGGGTGGATCGTCTCAAACTGCACGTGGGCCAACCCGGCCTTCACGAGCGGGTGCGTCGTGTCGTCGCTGCGGATCCATGTGTCCAGGGCGTGCATGGAGGCGACGACCGCGTCCGGCGGGGGCGGGACGAACCGAATCGAGTCGGGCCCGCGACCGCCGATCCAGTTCTGGACCTTGCGGAGATTCTCCGGATCCTTGTTCGCTCCACGAACGCCCTGCATGAGCCGCTTGTGCGCCTCGCACAGCAGTCGCGAACTGACGGGCAGACCCTTGGGACGCGCCATCTCACGGCGCGCGTACGTCAGGGCCGCGACGTAGTTGCAGACCTCTTCGACGTCGTCGGGGCGGTCGCTGCGCTGCGTGGCCTCGAACTCGAAGATGTCCTCGAGCGTCGCCTGGGTGCCTTCGATCTGAGACGAGAGCAGGGCCTCCTTGCGCACGAAGCCGTAAATAAACCAGTCGATGCTGGGGACCAGCTGCCCGGCCAGGCGCAGCCTCTCGATCGCGGCCTGCGCTTCCTGGAGCAGGGGCGCAACGGGGCCGGACACATCCACCGGCGGATCGCGCGGCGGGAGCGTAAATGGGATGAACGCTTCGACGGTCTTTCCGGCAATCGTTGTTGGTCGGTATGTTCCGGTCGTGCGGGGCATGGCTGGGAACTTCGGCGTTCGTGGAGCCGAACACTAGGAACGTCTGCGTTCCTAGTCGAGCCGGCTAGGAAAGGAGACGTTCTTTGCGCCACGCGGCTGGTTTTGCCGAAGAAACACCCCGGCCATTGGCCGGGGCGGGGGTATTCTCTGACGCATGCGGGCCCGTCAAGCCTGTCGGCCAGCCACAAAGACGCCGCGCTCATGCTTCTTGAACCGGGCGGCGGAGCCCTTGGCGGCGATCTCGCGGATGATCGCGGCGTAGAGCGTGGCCTCCGGCGTCTTGCCGCCGGGGCTGGTCCAGAGTTTCTTGGCCTCCATCGCGGCGATCATCTCCTTGGCCCGCATCGGCACCTCGCTCGCGGCGAGCACCTTGGCCGCCGCGTCGAGGGCGCTGACGCGCTTGGGCTTGGGCTCCTTTGCGGGCTTATGGACCTTGGCCGTCTTGGGGGCCTTGTCACCCTTGGCCTCCTTCCCTTTGGCGGCCGCTTCCACGCTGGCGTTGTTGGTCATCTCCAGCTCGCTCGGAACCTCGTGGTCCTGCTTCCCTCCCGCCAGGCGGCCGTTGATCTCGGCGAGCGCCGCCTTGCGGAGGCGATCGGTGTTCGACGCCGTGGCGTCGGCCTTGCGCTTGGGGATGCGCTTGCCGCCGGGGCCAACGGCTCGCTTCATCGCGGGGGTGCTGCTGGACTTCTTGGTCTTCGTGCTCATGGTCATCTCCGAAACGGGGGTTGGGAATCCCGTCGCACATTGCGGCGGGCAAGCGTGGCCGTCGCGGTTCCCCGCGACGCCGCTTGGGTGGGGTGGGGGTCAGCACCCCGCGACGCGCTCGATCTCGGTGAGCACCTCGTGGACCATCGAGTTGGTGGCGGCTGCCCGGCCCCGGCGGTCGGTGCCGTAAACCACTTTGGCGACCTCGGTGGCCTTGGCGTAGCGGCTCTCTCGGTCCTCGTCGCGGGCAATGTGGGCGATGCAGATGTCCTGCCTGCCCGCTCGCCGGGTGTGCTGCTCGATGGTCACCTCAGCGCCGCGCTCGGTGCGGCTGATCTTGACGTCCTGCTTGTGGCCTTCGATCACGATCGTTCTGATGTTCATTTCGTTTCTCCTATGGTGTTCGTGCGTGGCGTGCGGTCACTCGGCGTCGTTCAGGAACCGCTCCATGTCGTCGCGTTCCATGTTGCTGAGGAACCCGACGGTGTCCATCAGGTCGCTGCGGACCTTGCCGAGGTTGCCGGTGATGCCCCAGTTGGTCGGGTCGGCCTTGGCCTGCTCGTCGTGCTTGTCGAGTTCCATCTGCAGCACGTCGATCAGGCGGGCGATGTCGTTGCGCCTCGCGGCGTACATCTGGGCGGCGGTCGGTTGTGGGGGGGCGGGCTTGGTGGTCTTGGTCTTGGGGGTGTTCTTCTTCATACTGGTACCTCTCGTTGTTTGGGGTGCGTGGTGTCTCGGGTAAACAAAGAAGCCCGCATGTTGCGGGCTTCAGGTCGTTGGCTTGGTGTTGTTCTTGCGTTCCCAACTCGTTGTGTCCTTGGGTTGGCCGACCGCCCGGAGGTAGTCGACCAGTTCGTCGGCGGTCCAGGTGTCGCCGTCGATCGCGTCGTGCTCGTCGGGGGCGTCGTCACGCTCGCGGTCGATCTCGAAGAGCCGGAAGCCGCCGAGCGACCCGGGGCGTGGGCCCCAGTGCCCGTCGAGGTGTCGGCCGCGCCCGGCGGGCACCGTCGCGATGTTCCAGGTGCGGCCGTCGGGCGTGTGGATCTCGATCGCGGGGATGTTGAACCCGCTCTTGGCGAGGGTCTTGGCGAGGTCGATCGTGGTCTTCGTGGTCGCGTTCATGTTCGTGGTCTCCGTCGCGTGCGGGGGGTGCGTTGTTCCCGCTCGCGTATGACACACATTGGTCGGCTGATGGGGAACAGGCAAGGTGATCGGTCTGCAATTCTCGATAATTCTGCGACATGTGGGCAACTGGGTCCGCGATGTGGGCAAGTTCGGGGGGGAGGTCCGCGATGACTCCCGAACATGCGCCTAGTTCCCAGCCAGCGGGGGGCGGACAGGGAATGTCCCGGCTCAACCCGGCGGCGCTGCCCGTGGCGGACGCCGCCCGTGTGCTCACGCGGCTGGGCGGGAAGCCCGTGAACGAAGCGATGCTCCGCGCCGACATCGATGCCGGCGCGCCGACAAACGCCGACGGCAGCGTCAACCTCGTGCACTACGCCGCGTGGCTCGTGAAGGAGATGTCTGTGGGGGGTGCAGGTGGCGATTGACCCGCGCAAACTCAAGCCCGGCGAACTCGCGCGGCTGCTCAACAGCACGCCGCTGGGCGAGGTGATCAGCGAGCGGCAGCTTCACCGGCATCGCACGCGCGCCGGGTTCCGCGTCGCGGCGGACGGCGACTCGGGCAAGGTCGATCTGTTCCGATACGTGGCGTGGCTGGCGACCACGCGGCACGAGGCGATCGCCCAGGCCGCCAGTGCGCCCGAGGGTCTGACGGGTTACGACGCGATGAAAGAGCGTGCCCGGCTCCGCAACGCGATGCTCTCGCTGTCGGGACGGGATATTGGTGACCTGCCGCCGGTCGCGGACGCAGCGAGGAGGGAGAAGGCGGCCCGCGACTTCCGGTTCTTCTGCGAGGTCTACTTCCCGCAGACGTTTCACCTCAAGTGGTCGGACGACCATCTGAAGGTCATTGCCAAGATCGAACAGGCGGTGCTCGAGGGCGGGCTGTTTGCGATGGCGATGCCGCGCGGCTCGGGCAAAACCTCGCTCTGCGAGATCGCGTGTCTGTGGGCGCTGGTGTACGGGCACCGGGAGTTCGTTGCCCTCGTGGGGTCGGACGAAGAGCACGCGGCCGGGATGCTCGATTCGATCAAGGCGGAGCTGGAGAACAGCGAGATCCTCGGCGGCGACTTCCCAGAGGTCTGCCATCCGATCCGTTCGCTCGAGGGCATCCACCAGCGGGCCTCGGGGCAGCTCTACCAAGGCAAGCAGACCCACATCGGCTGGACCGCCCGGGAGATCGTGCTGCCCACGATTCCGGGCTCCGCGGCATCGGGCGCGATCATCCGTGTCGCGGGGATCACGGGCCGCATCCGTGGCATGAAGCACAAGCGTGTCGACGGTGTGAGCGTCCGCCCTTCGCTCGTACTGATCGACGACCCGCAGACCGACGAGAGCGCCCGTTCGCCGTCCCAGTGCGCCAACCGCGAGCGGATCCTCGCCGGCGCGATCCTGGGCCTGGCCGGGCCCGGACGGAAGATCGCCGGCCTGATGACGCTGACGGTGGTCCGCCCTGATGATCTGGCCGACCGCATTCTTGACCGCGACAAGCACCCGCAGTGGCAGGGCGAGCGGACCAAGATGGTCTATTCGTTCCCCAAGAACGAGAAGCTCTGGGCCGAGTACGCCCGCGTGCGGGCAGAGGGGCTCCGAGCCGATCGCGGGATCATTGATGCTACGGCGTTCTACGGTAAGCACCGAACAGCGATGGATAAGGGGGCGGTCGTCGCCTGGCCGGAGCGGTTCAACCACGACGAGTTGTCGGCGGTGCAGCACGCCATGAACCTTCGGCTGCAGAACGAGGCCGCATTCTTTGCCGAGTATCAGAACGAACCGCTCCCGGAGGTCGAGGTCGCAGACGATCTTTTGAGCGCCGACCAGATCGCAGCGAAGGTGAACGGGCACGCCCGCGGGCTTGTCCCACTTGGGTGCTCGCACCTGACGATGTTCGTGGACGTGCAGGGCAAGGCACTGTTCTACCTCGTAGCCGCCTGGGAAGACGACTTCACGGGGCACATCATCGACTATGGCACCGAGCCGGACCAGAAGCAGGCGTACTTCACGCTACGGGATGTGCGTCGCACGCTCGGTGCCGCGTCGCCCCGCGCCGGCGTTGAAGGCGCGATCTATGGCGGTCTGGAGCGGCTCATCGAGGCGACGGTTGCTCGCGAGTGGCGGCGCGACGACGGCGCGATGGTCCGGATCGATCGATGCCTGATCGACGCCAACTGGGGTTCATCCACGGATGTTGTCTATCAGTTCTGTCGCCAGAGCCCGCACGCGAGCGTGCTCACGCCCAGCCACGGCCGCTATGTCGGCGCGAGCAGCCTCCCCTTCAGCGACTACAAGCGCAAGCGCGGCGAGCGGGTCGGGCTGAACTGGCGCGTGCCGATTGTGACCGGCAAGCGCGCGGTTCGGCACGTCCTGTTCGATACCAACTACTGGAAGAGCTTTGTGCACGCGCGTCTCGCGGTGCCGATGGGCGATCCCGGCGGGCTCTCTCTGTTCGGCCAGAAGCCCGAACCACACCGTCTGTTGTCGGAACACCTCACCAGTGAGTACCGCGTGCGGACTGAGGGCCGGGGCCGCACCGTGGACGAGTGGAAGCTCCGGGTCGAGGGTCTGGACAACCACTGGCTGGACGGCCTGGTTGGCTGCGCGGTCGCCGCATCCATGCAAGGCGCGGTGCTCTTTGGGACCGACCACAAGGTTGCGGTGCGTCCCCGGATCAAGCTCTCGGCGCTGCGTGGGAGGACGTCGTGACCCCACCCTCCAATCCGAAGCCCAATCTCACGCCGCGCCCGAAGGGCATCTGCTGCCCAACGTGCGGATGCTGCCAATTCGAGGTGCTCTACACCCGAGGGACTCCGTTGGGGACGATCCGCCGGCGACGCGAGTGTCGCCATTGTGGTCGGCGCGTAACGACGAGCGAGCGGCTCGGGGCTTGAGCACCGCAGCCCGTCGATGCAATCATGTGGTTGCTCGCCAAGGTCCACCCGGCGGCCACTGTTTCTGGGTCGTTGTGCTCGCTTGAATGAGCGGCAGCAGGAACGCCGCGAGCCGGCGGATCAGGTCGGGCAGAGGTGGAGCGGCCTGGTCTGCCCCGAGCTTGCGAATAAACGCGCTCCACTGAGCCTGCTTGGATGCGTCGGCCCCGAACTGATCGCTGAGTCCGACGGGCAGGGTGTCAGGAACCTGGGTTTTCCGGCGCTCCGCGGTGGCCAGCACGGCCTTCCTAAGCATCAGGTATTCAAAGGACATGGTCTGGCTCATCGTCCAGAGGTCGAAATAGTCCTTCATCCGGCTGTTGGCCATCCCCAGCGTAACGATCGCGTCGAACTTCTCCGCGATCACGGTTTCCGGTGGGTATGTCCGTATCTGCGCGGGCGGCAGTTCGAGCATCGGCCCGAGCACCAGTTCTCGTGCCTCGGGGGTGATCACATCACCAAACCCGACATCGATCTGTAGCCGAATCCGCGCCGTCCCGAGCCGAGCAAGAAGGCGGACGCGCAGCCCGTCGTAGACCGCGTCTTCTCGGATCGGCTCGGCGGCGACTGAACCCGCGTCGAAAACCAGACCGTCAGGCTCGACGGAGATCGCGCACACATCTTGGAAGATGCCGACGAGCCGATCGGCCTCCGGTGGGCCGAACCCGAGCAGGTCGACGTCCTGCGTGGGCCGGTGCGGCTTGTCAGCCCAGATCGCAAAGAGCATCGCGCCCTTGAGGACGAACTGCTGCGAGTGCGGGCTGCGGCTGAGACGGTACAGCAGCCGCTCTGCCGCGAACCGCATGAGCACGATGTTGAACACCTCCCCGCGCTGCTGGGAGAGGTTCATCAGCCGCTGCTTGATCGATCGGGCAAGCCCGTCGGGCGTGGGCGTTGTCATGCCATCGCCTCCAGGTATGGGCGGACGACCGTCGACACACCGCAGAGCGTGGCGTACCGATCGATGTCGGCGGGCTTGCACCGTCGGCCGCGGAGCGATTCTCGCAGCGCCTCGAGCGCGACCTCGAGGCCGACGTGCCGTCGATACCTGAAGCAGTCGACGACGGTCTTTGCGAGATCGAATACCCGCACAGCACGTCCGTCGATCGTGACTTTATGGATACCGTCCTTGAGGGTCGCACCCGACGCCAGGACGAATCGCATCGGCGGTTGGTCGACCTTGGGCTTGTGCGCCCGCCGATCGATCATCATCCAGACCTCGTGCGGCATCTGGGTACCGATCCCGTGGTAGGCCAGCGCCGAGAGCAGGCAGACTACGCCGTGGGGAACCCTCGCCGCCGCGTGTGCCAGACTGACGTGCTCGGACGCATCGGTCGCCGCCACCGCATACATCCCCCGCCCGGTCTTGACCATTTTCCCCGCGGCCACCAGCCGGCGCAGGACCTCCGGGTGAATGCCGTGGGCCGTCGCGTCGCGCACCCTGAGCACGCCGAGGCGGGTGGCCAGGGTGAGCGCGAGATCGGTTGGACCCTTGGTGGACATAGTGTGTAATAGTATCGACTATCAGTCGTATAAATCAAGGAAAATACACGTTATTGGCCATTAACCCCTTGAGGGGAACGCAATGGCTCCGGGATCGTGAATCGGCCATCCACAGGTTCTACCGGTAGCCCAACTGGCAGCGATTCGAACCACTCGCGCGACGAATGCCGGTCAGATGCAGAGGGGTATGGGTGTGCCCGACCCCACTCCCAACCCCGGCGATCTTGACCAGGGCCTACGCGACGCCGCGTCGCAGCCCGCCAAGGCGTCCGTCGACGGCCAGTCCGTCGAGCAGCACCCGCTGAAGGACCAGATCGAGGCCGACCGCTACCTCGCGTCCAAGGACGCCGCGAGGAAGCCCGGCCTCGGCATCAAGTTCGCCAAGATCGTCCCCCCCGGTTCTGTCTGACCCGATCCCACACCCATGCTGAAAGCCCTCGCCAACATCATGAGCCGTGTCACCCCGCTTCGCGGGATGCAGGCCGCCTCTCCCGCCCAGGCGGCGTCGCGAGACTCGCAAGGACGCGGGTCGCGCGGCGGCCGCCGTTTGGTCGTTGCCAAGTTCGACTCGGCCAAGACCACCCCGGAGAACCGCAAGCACTGGGCGAACGCGGACGGTCTCTCGCCCAACGCCGCGATCAACCCCGAGGTCCGTCGCGTCCTCCGCAACCGCGCCCGATACGAGGTCGCCAACAACTCCTACGCCAAGGGCATCGTCCTCACGCTCGCCAATGACACCATCGGCACCGGTCCCCGGCTGCAGATGCTCACTGACGACGCCGACGCGAATGCTCGCATCGAGGATGCGTTTGAGCAGTGGTCGCGGGCCGTTGACCTCCCCGGAAAGCTCCGCACCATGCGACTGGCCCGGGCAGAGAGCGGCGAGGCGTTCGCGCTCCTGATCAACAACCCCGGCATCGCGTCAGCGGGCTCGCCCGTATCGCTTGATCTCAAGCTCATCGAAGCGGACCAGGTCTGCACGCCCTTGCTGCGCCGCGGGCGCAACGACGAGATCGACGGCATTGCTCTGGATCAGTGGGGCAACCCCTCCGCCTACCGCGTGCTCAAGCGGCACCCCGGTGACAGCGGCGTGTTCCGCACGCCCATCGACGACCTCACGGCCTACGACACGTTCCCCGCCTCGTCGGTCGTGCACTACTTCCGCCCGGATCGGCCCGGCCAACTCCGCGGCATCCCCGACATCACGCCGGCGCTCCCGCTGTTTGCGCAGCTCCGCCGGTACACACTGGCGACCATCGCGGCCGCCGAGACCGCCGCCAACTTCGCCGCCGTCATCTACACCGACAGCCCCGCCAACGGTGAGGCCGATCCGCTGGAGCCGATGGACGAGGTCGAACTCGAGCAGCGTCTGGCGACCGTCCTTCCGGGCGGCTGGAAGCTCGGCCAGGTCCATGCCGAGCAGCCGACGACTACGTTCGGAGAGTTCAAACGCGAAATCCTCAACGAGATCGCACGGTGCTTGAACATGCCGTTCAACGTCGCGGCTGGCAACTCCTCGGGGTACAACTACGCCAGCGGTCGCCTCGACCACCAGGTGTACTACAAGAGCATCCGCGTCGAGCAGCACCACTTGCAGCTCGCCGTGCTCGATCGCATCCTGAAGGCGTGGCTCAACGAGGCCGTGCTTGTCGAAGGGCTGCTCCCGCAATCCCTGCGGACCATCGCCGCCACCTTGCCCGAGCATGCGTGGTTCTGGGATGGCGTCGAGCATGTTGATCCCGCCAAAGAAGCGAACGCCCAGGCCACCCGACTGGCCAACCACACGACCACGCTCGCCGCGGAGTTCGCCCGGCAAGGCCGCGACTGGGAGCAGGAGCTCCGCCAGCGTGCCAAAGAGCTCACGCTCATGAACGAACTCGGCCTAGCACCGGCAAAGGCGCAGACCGCTGCGCCGGCCGCGAATGCGCCCCCAGAGGACCCCGATCCCGCAGACCAAGTAGATGAGGAGACCGCCAGTGCCAGTCACCGCTGACAAGACCAAGACGATCCCAGCCCTCACGCTCACTGCAACCGCCGACATCACCGTCGCCGCCGCTGCCGACGGCCAGAGCGCTCCGCTGCCACGCTTCAAGATGGTCGCGTACACCGGCGGCGCGATGCGCGTCGCGGGTTGGCGGCACCCGGTGGTGATCGATCTCGCGGGCTTGGCGGTGCCGTCACAGGCACGCCCCATCCGCTTCGGGCACGACCCGCTCTCGGGCGTCGGCCACACCGATTCGATCCGCGTCGAGGCCGGGCAGCTCGTGGCGACGGGCGTGATCTCCCGTGACACGAGCGCCGCCAAAGAAGTCGTCGCGTCCTCGCGGAACGGCTTCCCCTGGCAGGCCTCCGTCGGCGCGAGCGTCGAGGAGTTCGAGTTCATCAAGGACAACCAGAAGGCGACGGTCAACGGCCAGGAACTCACCGGCCCGGTCAACGTCGTCCGCAAGGCCACGCTCGGCGAGATCAGTTTCGTGGATCTCGGCGCAGACGGCCGCACCAGCGCGAGCATCGCCGCGCGTCAGAACAAGGAGCCCAGCGTCATGGCCGACGATCCCACGACTTCCAATCCCACCCCGTCCCCGATCATCGCCACCGAGCAGACGCCTGAGCAGGTCCGCGCTGCAGCCCTTGCTGAGACTGCCCGTATCGCGGCCGTTCGCAAGGTCTGCGGCGGCAAGCACAGCGAGATCGAGGCCCAGGCCATCCGCGACAACTGGGATGCCACGCGCACCGAACTCGAAGTCCTCCGCGCCAGCCGCCCCAAGGCCCCGGCCATTCACGCTCCGGACAACAGCGTCACCAGCGAAGTGCTGGAGGCCGCGTGCTTCCAGAGCGCCAAGCTCGAAGGCATCGAGAAGGTCTGCTCCACGCAGGCAATCGAGATCGCCGCCAAGCGGTTCCAGGGCGGGCTGGGCCTGCAGGAACTCCTCTTCGAGGCCGCGATCGCCAACGGCTACACGGGCCGCACCTTCCGCGACAGCCGCCGCGTGCTTGAAGCCGCGTTCGGACGCGGCATCGAGGCGGGCATGACCACCATCGACGTGGGCGGCATCCTTTCCAACGTCGCCAACAAGTTCCTGCTCGAGGGCTTCTTCAGCGTCGAGCGCGTGTGGCGGAGCATTTGCGCCGTCCGCAACGTGAGCGACTTCAAGACCGTCACCAGCTACCGCCTGGTCGGCAAGGACCAGTACGAGCAGGTCGCCCCCGGCGGCGAGCTCAAGCAGGGCACGCTCGGCGAGGAAACCTACACCAACAAGGCCGACACCTACGGCCTGATGCTCTCGATCGATCGCCGCGACATCATCAACGATGACCTCGGCGCGATCACCACGGTGCCCCGCAAGCTCGGCCGTGGCTCGGGCCTGAAGATCAACGACGTCTTCTGGACGGCGTTCATGAACAACGCCGCGTTCTTCAGCGTCGGCAACAAGAACTTCGTCTCAGGCGCAGACACCGCCCTCGGCATCGACGGCCTCACCAAGGGCGAGGTCGCCTTCATGGACCTCGTGGACTCCGACGGCAAACCGACGGGCGTGATGCCCGCGATCATGCTGGTGCCGACGGCGCTCTCGGCGATGGGCACGCAGCTCTACAAGAGCGTCGAGCTCCGGGACACGACCGCGAACACCAAGTTCCCCGTCGCCAACCCGCACCAGGGCAAGTTCCGCATCGAGGTCAGCCGCTACCTCTCCAACGCGCTCTACACCGGCAACTCGGCCAAGGCGTGGTACCTGCTCGCCGACCCCAGCGATCTGCCGGTCATCGAGATGGCGTTCCTCAACGGCCAGGAAGCCCCGACCGTCGAGACCTCCGACGCGGACTTCAACATGCTCGGCATCCGGATGCGTGGGTACCACGACTTCGGCGTCAACCTGCAGGACCCGCGTGGCGGCGTGAAGAGCAAGGGCGAGGTGTAAGCCATGCCCGTGCAGGGAAGCACAGGCGCTGGGGGGCTCGGCGGCGAGCTCCCCAGCGAACTCGGAAGCGGCATCGATCAGCAATCGGGCATCGACACCGATGGCCCACCAACAGATGGAGGTTCAGGAATGGCTTCAGGACCAGCAAAGTTCGTTCAGGAAGGCGGCTCAATCGACTACACCCCGGGTGCCGACGTGCTCGTCGGCGCGGTGGTGGTGCAGGCCGATCTCATCGGTGTCACGCAGGCACCGATCAAGGCGGGCCAGTTGGGATCGCTCGCCGTCACCGGCGTGTTCGACTTCAACAAGGCGGTGGGCGCGGGGAGCGCCATCCCCGCGGGCACGCTCACCTACTGGGATGCGGCCGCCCAGAACGCCACCAAGAACGCGGCCGCCGGCGCGAACAAGCTGATCGGTAAGGCGGTGAAGGCCACCGTCGACGCCGACACCATCGTTCGCGTTCGCCTGCAGCAATAAGGAGCACCTGTGGGCGACCTGCTCGATCGCGGCGCGGCGTTTCTGGATGCCCAGCGTCACCAGCACCTCTCGCGCCCGGTCCTCTACCGGCGTGGCATGGACGAGAAGGAAGTCCTGGCCACCATCGGCAAGACCGAGTTCGAGCAGGCAGACGACGCGGGGCTGATTCATAGGGTCGAGTCGCGTGACTTCCTCGTGCGAACGGGAGACCTCGATCTGGGCGCTGGCCCGATCCTCCCGCGTGCGGGTGATCAGGTGCGAGAGACGGTTGGGACGGCAGTGTTCGTGTTCGAGGTCAATGCGCCGGGCGGCCAGCCGCCGTTCCGGTACAGCGACCCGTACCGCAGGGTTCTTCGGATTCACACCAAGCACATCGCAACGGAGTAACGATGGCAGAAGGCAACGGACAGAACGGCAGTGCTCGGTGGGCCGGCGTGGTCGTCACGATCGTGCTCGCGGTGGGCGCGATGACCATCCAGTGGGGCGTGGTGACCACCAAGCTCCAGCAGGTCGAGAAGCGGCTCGACGAGTTCATCGGCGAGGCCCGGAGCATCCGGGCGCAGTACGCCGAGATGGAACGCAAGATCTGGTTCCTCGAAGGGAAGCTCCACGGGCTGACCACTAACGCACCACGCCAGGCCGTGCCACCGATGGGCTCGCCTGTCATTGGGGGTGGGCCTTGAGCACGATCTCTGCTATTGCCGACGCCGTCGCTGCGCACATCAACGCCGGCACGTTCTCGCAGCCGCTCACGGCCGTGCGGATGTTCCAGCCCGCCTTCACGCTGGAGGACCTCAAGGACCTGCGGGTCTCGGTGGTTCCCCGGACGGTGCAGATGTCGCCGGTGACGCGGGACAGCCTGGCCGTTGAGTACGTCGTGGATGTGGGCGTGCAGAAGAAGCTGCCTGCCGAAGGAGTGGACGCGGCGATCGACGAACTGCTCGCGATCGTGGAGGCGATCGCGGATCACCTGCGGTTCCAGCGGCTGGAGGGCTTCCCCGACGCGGCGTGGGTCGGGATCAACAACGAGCCGGTGGTGTCGAGTGAGGCGCTCGAGCAGCACCGGGTGTTTACGAGTGTTCTGAGTGTGACGTACCGCGAGCGGAGGTAGGACGTGCGGAATGCCATCATCTTCAAGGTGAACCTCGACGTAGGTGATAAGCCGCTGTCAACGACGAAGCTCGTGGCGACGTTCACGCTCACGGCCTCGCACAAGAACTCACAGGATGTGCAGTTGTCCGACGGCAAGACCGACCCCATCGAGATCCCCCCGGGCACGCAGTACTACTTCGAGCGGGTCAACATGGCGGACCTGTTGGTCAAGGGCAAGGGCGGCGAGACGGTCTACGTGGTCGGCCACAGCGCCGAGTGAAAAGGAGTCAGCGATGGCAATCAAGCTCGGCATGGAGGCCGTCCTCAAGTACAAGGTCGGCGCAGCAACCTGGACGGAACTCAAGAATGTCAAGGACCTGACGCTCAACCTCGAGGCCGGCGAGGCGGACGTCACCACCCGCGCCAACAGCGGCTGGCGTGCGACCGTCGCCACGCTCAAGGAGGCGAGCGTCGAGTTCGAGATGGTCTGGGACACCGGCGACGCCGGGTTCACCGCGATCAAGAACGCCTTCTTCAACAACTCAGCCATCGGGATGCAGATCCTCGACGGCGCGAGCGGGCAGGGGCTGCAAGCGGACTTCTCGATCACCAACTTCAGCCGCAGCGAGGCGCTCGAAGAGGCCATCACCGTCTCGGTGACGGCCAAGGTGACCTACTCGGCCACGGCACCCAGCTGGCTGCCGGGGACTTGAGGTCGGGTAACTGGATAGACGGGCAGATCGGACTTCTCCCCACAACTCCACGGAGGCACGGATGCGGCAATTCAAGGACAACTCGGGCAGGACCTGGACAGTCGAGATCAACGTCGCCACGCTCAAGCGCGTGCGCGGGCTTACCGGCGTCGACCTGATGCAGGTCATCGAAGGGACGCTCATCGAGAAACTCATCCGCGACCCGGTGCTCCTGTGCGACGTGGTGTACGCCGTGTGCAAGCCCGAGGCGGACGCCGCCACCCCCCGGGTCTCCGACGAGGAGTTCGGCAAGGCGATGGCGGGCGACGCCATCGATGCGGCCACGAGCGCCCTGCTGGACGAGCTCATCAGTTTCTGCCCGAGCCCCAGGGACCGGGCCAACCTCGGGCGGGTGCTCCAGGCCACCAACCGGGTACTGGACAAGGCCAGGGACCTGACGGAGCAGCGGATCGCGACGCTGACCAGCGAGGGGGAACTGGACAAGCTGGTCAGCCGAGTGCTGTTCGAGGGGGCGATGCCTGGAGACTCCTCTACCAGTGCGCCGGAGCCGTCGGCGTCGACCCCGCCCTCCTGACCTTCCGCGAGCTGATGGACATGCTCGAAGGGCGGCAGCGCCACGACTGGTCCATCGCCGCCTCGCTCATGTCCGTCGTCGCCAACTTGCACCGCGACCCCAAACGCTCCCGCTCGCTCAAGCCCTCCGACTTTGACCCATTCGCCGTAAAGAAGCCGGTGCCCAAGGTCCCCGTCACCGTGCTCAAGGACGTGTTCATCAACGGGCAGATGCCCTCGGACCTCAACCACCTTTAAGGAGTTCTGCACATGAAGTCATGGAAAACCACGCTCGCCGGGATCGCCTCCATCGTCGCAGCCGTCGCCACGGCGGTCTCAGCCCAGTTCGACAACGACCCCGCCACGGTGCCCGACTGGACGATGGTGATCGCGATGATCACCGCCGGCGTCGGGCTGGTGCTCGCACGCGACAACGACAAGTCCAGCGAGCAGGTTGGCGCGGGCAAGTAATTCCCACACCCACCACCCCCACACACCATGCAATGGATCGCACAAATCGTGGCAGCACTCGTGATCGGCCTGCTCAAATGGCTGGAGAACCGTCATGTCCAATCGAAGAACGCCGTGGAATCTCGCCGGTCTGCTGACACTATCTCTCGCATCGGCGACCGGGTGCGCACCTGGGAGGACCGTGCTCGTGGCGGACGACAGCCCGCTGCGGATCGGGCCGGGGATGACCGGGCGGGTTTACCGCCTGGTGGGTGAGCCGCCGACATGGGTCCTCGGCGACGACACCGTCACGCTCCCCGAGGGGTGGTACTGCGTCCCGCCGAGGTTCGTGCATCCCGAGGATGTGCCCGCTGCGGGAGCTTCACGGAAGTGATCACCATGCGGATCAAAGACATCTTCTTCGACCGCCACGTCGTCATGGCGGCGGTCGACAACGCCAAGCGGAAGGTGCTCAGCAAGGCCGGCGCGTTCATCCGCACGGCGGCCCGCACCAGCATCCGCAAACGCAAGGGGTCGGCTCCGCCAGGGGCCCCGCCCCATTCGCACGAGGGCAGCCTGCGTCGGCTGATCTTCTTCGGGTACGACAAAGCCAACGACTCGGTCGTCATCGGGCCGGTGGGTTTCAAGAAGAGCGCCCCCCCGGCACCGAGCGTCCTCGAGCACGGCGGCGACACCGTCGTGCTGCGGCGGCGTGGGGGGAAGCTCACGTCACAGAAGGTCAGGATCGCGCCACGGCCGTACATGGCCCCGGCGCTGGAGAAGGAGCGGCCGAAGCTGCCGCAGTTGTGGCGAAACTTGATCAAGAAAGGGTGATTGAACGTGGCCGATACGCGGGGCATCCGAGCCGGGCGAGCCTTCGTTGAGCTGGGCGTCAGCGACAAGCTGTCGGCTGGACTCAAGGCAGCCCAGAAGAAGCTCGAAGCCTTCGGCGCTGGGCTACGGTCCATCGGCACGAAGGTGGCAGGCATCGGTGTCGCCGCGATCACGGCGCTGCTCGGCACGGCGAAGGTATTCAGCGACTCGGGCGATGCGCTCGACAAGATGAGCGCCCGCACGGGCGTCAGTGTTGAGGCCCTCAGCGAGCTCGGTTACGCGGCGGATCTCTCGGGCACGGACATGGAAACTCTGGAGAACGGCCTTCGCTTCATGCAGAAGACGCTGACGGAGGCGTCGCAGGGTTCGAAGGGTGCGAACGAGGCACTCGCACGGCTTGGGCTCACCGTGCAGGACCTGGCGAAGCTCTCCCCCGACGAACAATTCAAGCTGCTGGCCGACCGCTTCTCACAGATCCAAGACCCGGCGCTCCGGGCCGCGATGGCGATGGAGCTCTTCGGCAAGGCCGGGAGCAAGCTCCTGCCGCTGATCGCCGACGGAGCAGCGGGCATCAACGAGATGCAGGAGCAGGCCCGCAAGCTGGGACTGACCGTAAGCACCGAGACAGCCCGCGACGCCGCGGAACTCAACGACGCGCTGGGCACGCTCTGGAAGGTCCTTAAGCAGGGTGTGTTCACCATCGGCGGGGCGCTGGCACCCACCATCAAGGACCTGACCGAGCGGATCACCCGCATTGTCGTGAGCGCCACGGCCTGGGTGAAGGCGAACAAAGAGACGGTGGTCTGGGCGCTCAAGGTCGCAGCCGCCGTCGCGGTCGTCGGAATCGCGATTGTCGGCCTCGGCTACATCATCTCCGGCATCGGCGCGGCGCTTGGGATTGTTGCGGCCGTCATCGGCGGAATCGGCACGGCGTTCAGCCTGATCGGGGCCGCGATCGGCGCGATCCTCACGCCGGTCGGCCTGACCATCGCCGCGATCGTGGCGCTGGGCGGGACGCTCTTGGTCGTCACCGGCGCGGGTGGCGAGGCGCTGTCGTGGCTCGCGGAGAAGTTCACCGAGCTGCGTGACTGGGTCGGCAAGGTGGTCGGCGGCATCTCCGACGCCCTCGCGGCTGGCGACATCGCGCTGGCCGCCGAGATCCTGTGGCTGTCGCTGAAGGTCATCTGGCAACAGGGCGTGGCGGCGCTGAACAAGGCGTGGCTGGGCGCGAAGGAGTTCTTCGTCTCGACCGCGTACTCCATGTGGTACGGCGCGCTCGCGGCGGCGGAGATTGTCTTCCACGCGATCGAGGTTGCGTGGATCGAGACCACCGCATTCCTCTTCAAGACCTGGACCAACTTCGCCACGGGCTTCCAGATGATCTGGCAGGAGGCGTCGAGCTGGGTCGCCAAGCGGATGCTGGAGATCCAAGGGCTGTTCGATGACGGCCTGGACGTCGAAGCCGCGAAGAAGGCGGTCGATCAGCAACTCGAATCCCGCCTCGTCGAACTCGAAAACGCCGCCCAGCAGTCCGTGACCGCACGCGACAAGGAACGCGAGGCCCAGCGCAAGGACGCAGCGGCGATGCACGAGGCAACGCTGGCGGGCATCGGCCAGGACTTCGAGAACGTGCAGGAGGCCCTCCGCAAGGACACTGCGGCAGGGCTCGCCGAGTCGCAGGCCGCGCTCGACGCCGCCAAGCAGAAGCTCGCCGCCGCGATCGAGGAAGCCCGCAAGAAGCGCGAGGCCGCCGAAGCTGAGAAGGGTCCGGGTCGCCCGCAGCGTGATCCGCTCGCCGACTTCGAGGACCGCCTGTCGGGCCTGGGCGACCGGATCGCCAAGGGGATCAGCGTCACGGGCACCTTCAGCGCCGCGGCCGTCTCGGGGCTCGGCACCGGCGGCGGTGCCGCCGAGCGTACCGCCACCGCCACCGAGGCGACGGCCAAGAACACCAAGCGGCTGCTGGATGCACGCGTCGACAACGGAATGCGGTTCGCCTGACCCCCACCCCTAGAGAGGATGTCATCACCCGTGCCCGTTGAGGTCTTTGAGAAGTTCGAGAGCCGCAAGTCCACCAAGGCGAACCATGCGTCGCAGTCCTCTGCGGAGCTCGGCTACATCGTGCGCGGCACGGACAACGACATCGCCGCTCGCGATGCGGCGCAGGCGAACTCTCCTTCGACCTACGACACACTCCCGCGCCAGAGCATCCAGATCGAGCCGATCGGACCGCAGCTGTGGGACGTAGCGGTCCGCTACAGCCAGAACAGCACGAGCGGCACGTCGACCCCTAGCGAGGCCTCATTCAACTTCGAGACCGGCGGCGGCACGCAGCACATCACCCAGAGCCTGCAGACCGTACAGCGCCGCCCTGCGCCGGGCACCACCGCGCCCGACTTCGGCGGCGCGATCGGTGTGACCGCCGACGGCGTCGAGGGCGTGGACATCACGGTGCCCGTGTACCAGTTCTCCGAGACGCACTACTTCAGCAATTCACAAGTGACCGCGTCATACAAGGGCGCGATCTTTAGCTGCACCGGCAAGACCAACGCCGGCGCGTTCAAGGGCTTCGCGCCCGGCGAGGTGCTGTTCTTGGGGGCAAGCGGCTCCAAGCGCGGCGACGGTTCCGGAGTGGGGGGCGGCGACTGGGAGATCACGTTTCGGTTCGCGGCCAGCCCCAACCAGACCGGCCTCTCCGTCGGCTCCATTACGGGCATCAGCAAGAAGGGGTGGGAGTACCTCTGGGTCCGCTACGCCGACGCGGAGGACACCGGGTCCGGCGCGATCATCAAGAAGCCCATCGCCGCCTACGTCGAGCGTGTGTACGACGCCGCCAACTTTGGAGCACTGGGGATCTGAGCCCCGTCACCCATGCCTGACGACCTCCGCAAAGTCCGATCCGGTGATCCACTCAGCCTCCCCGCGGGCGCGTACAACGCGTTCGTCGATGCGGCGGTCGACCTGCGCATGCGTCAGGGACGTGGCCAGGCCCTCGCCGGTCCTCAAGTAGAGTCCGCCCAGCGCGGCATCGGCGTGGTTTTAGTCCGTAACGACTCCGACGAGGAGATCGAGCCGTACCACGCGCTGGCGATCACTGGCGTGTTGGTGGAGCCCGGCGAAAACGACCAGGAGCGGACATTCCAGAGCCGCACGCCGCTGACGGGCGACATCGCCACCGAGGAAACCGCCGGTCCAGCGTTTGTCGTCGCGTTGCAGCCCATCAAGCCAAACAAGCTGGGGCGCTGCGTGCTCACCGGTGTCACGGTGGCGCGGGTCTTCATCACCAACGAGACCGACACCACCTGCGAGCTGGCGGCCGACGAAACTGTTCTGGCCAGCACGCCGATGGGCGGCATCCCGATCCTCTGGAAAGAAGATGGCACCGGCGAGAAGTGGGCCGTGCTCGAGCTCGGCCGCCCGTCGCCCGGGCGCGTGACGGCGATCCTCGGCGCGGCTCAGGCGATCCCCACCGAACGCAACCGCTGGCGCTATCCGTGGGTTCAAGCCCAGATCGACGGGAACCCCGGCAGCGAGACCTACCTCCGGTATGTACCCATCGAGGGTGGCCTGTCGTCCCAGCTCGCAAGCGGCGGCGAGGACCCCACGCGGCTAGCGCTCAACCGGTTCGAGGCGCACCACATGAACGATTCAGAGCCCGGCTCCGGGTTCGGCGGCCTGTTCGGCCTGGGACCGGTGTGCGAGTTGCCGGGTGTGCTCCCCAAGTGCCCGCCCGCACGGTCGCTCAAACCCAAGCTCGTGCCCATTCCCGAGGGTGTGTGCGTGCAGCTGACCTGCGAGCGCAACAGCAAGGGCAAGCCGGTGTGGGTCTTCGAGGCCATGAGCCTGATCGAGATCGCCGACCCTGCCGACGAGGATCGCAAGTTCAACCTCTACATCGGAGGTGCCGAATGACGACGACCCCGACGACTCTGGACACTCGCCGCGAGAAGGAACGAGCCAAGTACGTGGCGCTGGCCGCCAAGCCCGGCTCGACGTACGGCTCGACCAACCACGGCAAGCTTGCTGTCCCGATCATCCAGAAGTTCAAGCCGAGGTTCGTCGTGGACTTCGGATGCGGCCGCAACGACCTCGTGCGGGATCTGCGTCGCCTCGGTATCGATGGACTCGGCGTGGACTTCGCGTTCCCGGAGGCCGACCTCGTGCGCCCGATGCACAAGACCGCGCTGCACGCGGGTGTCGCGGATGTCGTCACGAGTTTCGATGCACTCGAGCATCTGCTGCCTGAGGACGTAGACGCGGTGCTCGCGGAGATGCGCCGTGTGGCCAAGCCGCGCGGCCACTTCGTGTTCTCGATTTGCACCCGTCCCAGCAAGACCACCGTCGCCGGCGAGGGGCTGCACCCGACGGTGCGCCCGCTGGAATGGTGGCTCGACCGCATCGGGCGTGTCGCCACCGTGATCAACCCGCGGGCCGAGCGGCGGTTCATCGTCGGGCGGTTCAAGGGCGGCAGTGATGGGGGGTGCTGCGGTGCGTGAGAACCAGTCAGACATAGCGGCGCTCCAGGCCGGGCTGAAGGCGCGTAAGCCGGCGCGTGATGGCCTGCGCCTCTACACCGCCGACTTCGACTCCGTGTCGCTTGGTGGGTTCTATCGCGGGCGTTCGGCGTTCCTGATCCTTTCGGGCCCATCGCTCACGCAGATCGACCTCACCGCGCTCAACAAGCGCGGCATCGTCACGATGGCGGTGAACAACGCCTGGGCGGTGCATCGTCCGACGCTGTGGACCTGCGTCGATGATCCCGGCCGCTTCATCGATACCGGCTGGAAGGACCCGGGCATCTTGAAGTTCGTGCCCACGTGCATGTGGGACAAGCGGCTCCGCATCCAGGGCGCTGACGGCGTGATGCGCAACAGCGCGTTCAGGGTCCGGCAGATGCCCAGCGTCATGTTCTTCCGCCGTGCGGATCACTTCGACCATGAGCGGTTCCTGACTGGAGACAGCGTCCCGTGGGGCAACGACGCCAAGAACCCAGACTCTTTGGGCATCACCGGCAAGCGCTCGGTCATGCTCGTGGCACTCCGCCTCCTGCACTACCTCGGATTCTCGACGGTGTACCTGCTGGGCTGCGACTTCAAGATGGCCGAGGACCGCAAGTACGCCTTCGCCGAGAACCGGGCTGCCAACGCGATCCGGCACAACAACGTGCTCTATGACTCGCTGGCACGGCGCTTCGAGGCTCTCAAGCCGCACTTCGAGAAGCACCGCTTCCGCGTGGTCAACTGCTCGCCCGGCAGCGAGCTGCAGGTCTTCGAGCGCATGGAGTTCGCCGACGCCGTTGCGGCTGCGTCGGCCGAGTGCGGCAAGCCTGTGAACACGCAGGGCTGGTACGAGCCGAATGTGAAGCCTCAGGAGGCCGTGCGATGAGTAACGGCCCGACGCGGTACTACCTCTACATCCCGGTCTGGGCGACAGGCCGCCCTCCGCAGGGCGGCGGATCGAGCAACTATTCGACGCCGTCCGAGTCCCCCGATTCGTCGGACAGCACGTACTCGACGCCAACAAGCACGCCGAGCATGCCGGCGAGCTATATGACCACAGGTGATCTGGTCTACACGACCGGACCGGGCGGCACGCCGACATTGACGTTCTACACCACCGATGCGTTCACCAGCAACACGCCGGGCACGACGCAGACGCCGTCGAGCACGCCGAGCGATACGCCGTCGAGCAGCGCGCACAGCTCGGCCTCGTCGGCGGCGAGCAGCTCCGGTGCTGGCAGCTCGTCTGGGATGAGTTCTGGTGACTCCAGCGGCAACAGCGGCGGTTCAAATGGTTCTGGCGGCGGTGGCGGCGGAGGAGGGGGTGGTGGAGGTGGAGGTGGCGGTGGGGGTGGCGGTGGT